ATTTTCGTGGCTGCGCGCGTCGGTGCGCGCGCGGCCGTCAAATCCTTGAGGAGCCCGTTGGCCATCGTCGTGATGACGGTGACGCTGCTGGCGACTTTCGGTGCGGTTTACATTCTAGACCGCGTCATGACGCACTTCGTGGAGCCTTTGCTCTTTAAGTGCGTTTCCAACCCCTTGCAGGTGGCAAGTGACGACATGCTCGTCACGGCCTGCTCTCATCTGTTGGCTGCCCGGGCATCGTATGCCTGGTACCGCGACAGCATCGAGGCGTTCAACCAGCACGCGATTTCAAACCCCATTCAGGCCGTTTTACGGTTCTGGGCCATGACCGATTTCGATCGGATTTGGCAGATGGGTCAATTTGTCAAGCTTGCATTCTGGGCGCTTGGATGGAATCACTTTGTTGCTTTTGGTGTTGCCTTGTTGTTGTACCGCGCGTTTCGTTACGCGTTCGTCTCAACTCGGGCATATGCCACTGTACAAGTATTTGAGCGCCAGCCTGTCAAGTTTTTGGATGTCGGAGCCTCGGTGTTATGCAACATCAATGGCGTCAACGTCCAAGCCGCGCCTGTTGCCGGAATGCGAGACGTTTACGTCAAGCTGCCCGGCAGCCTCCTGAACCAAGTCATTGGTGAGGAGGCGGCTGTTGTTGGAAGCTCACCGATCCGTTGTGACAAATTCAGTTGTGGCATTGTCCGTTTCGTTACGGAGAACGATGTTGTGGTGGGAGGCGCTTTCCGCGTCGATGAACACCTCATCATGTGCTTGCACGTTTATGAAGTACTGGCGACGACCCCCATGTGGGTGGTCAACCCGGGAAACAACAAGCGTGCGCCGTTCAACACCAATGACCATGACGTGATTGTGATGGCCGCCAAGCCGGTTGACATTGTGGTTCTTAAACCCGTCGACTCTTGGTTCGCGAGCATTGGAATGAAATCGTTGAAGTGGGCTTCGCCCACCGCTGCCCCCATGGGCCATGTTCAGTCGTGGCGTCCAGAGGGCGGAACGGTCTCCTATGGTATGGTGTTTGATACACCGATCAGGGAGCACTCTCTCAACATGTTCCACTCCATTTCCACACGCAACGGCGATTCTTCCCTCCCGATTCAAAACCAGGAGGATCAAGTTCTCGCCGTGCATCGTGGTGCCCACGTTTCAGGCCAAAACATTCACACACCTCGTGACATCATCCAGTCCATGATCCTCGTCGCCAAAGGACTCGCCCCCACCGTGGAGGAGGAGTCAGATGGCAAGAAGGAGAAGAAGAAACAAATCCAGTACGCCAAACGCGGCGGAAAGATCTTCAAGGACGATGCACCGGAGACGGTGTATCTCACGAATCTGACAACCAAATTGTCCGCCCACGCCCTGCGTCGCCTCTCGAAGCAGGACGTCCAAAACCTTCAGGAATTGAAGGCGGAGGACGTCTCGATCGAGAAGAGGCAGCTTCAACAGCAGCTTCTGGAGGCGCAGGACATTGGCGACATGATCGCCGCTCACCGAGCTCAAACCGCTCTCATGCGTCTAACGCAATGGGCCGACGTCTCCGACGTCGAGTCCGACATTGATGAGGGAATAAACTCGAAAGGGCGGCGGGGTGGCCCTACCCGCAAACCCGTGCTCTCGGACCGGTCCTCGAGATCGACGACTCAGTCGTCGACATCGTTGACTTCAACCTCGAGCCGGACGCGGGCGGAGTCGTCGGATACGGAAGAACCGATGTTGTCCACGAGGACTCGCGAGGAGAGTACACTCTCTGTGAGAGAACGGAGCAAGAGCGAGACGCAGCCTTCACGGCCGTTGATCGCTTCAACTCCCGAACCTCAAATCGTGCTCTCGCCCAATCCTGCCTTGGTCTCAATCTCTACGGCGAAGAACGGTGGCCCGCCGGCTGCCGCTACGCCCGTATTGGAGACAGTTTCTACCGCTCCCGCGGTAAAACCAAACAAGAAAGGAAAGAACTCCAAGAAGCCAAAGAGCTCATCCCCGAGCTCCAAGGCTTCGCCTACCCCCCAACCGGTGCCAAAGCCGTCTGCGCCTCAATCAACGCCAACTACAACCGCGTGAGAGATCTAACGATCGATCCCGCGGTGCTCCCCCCTCCCGGGGAGTTCAAGCAGTTGTGTGTGGATGAGGCGAAGTTGTACGGTGCTGTGCGTCCGGATGTGAGGTTTTGGACCCGTGACGGCGCCTTCGTGGTGCCGACGCGTGAGGTCTTTCGGAGTTTTGTTGACGAGAAAGTCGAGATGAGTAAGTCTCCCGGCGTTCCTTGGTTGGGGCTTGGTTGCAAAACCAACCTCGACGTCCTCGAGGCCCATGAAGTTTTGCTCTATGACATTGTTATGGAGCACTTCGCTACCCTCGAACATCTCAAGTTTAGCGACATTAAGAGCTTTTCCGCTCTTGATTTCCTTCGCTACAACCTTTGTGATCCCGTGAAGCCCTTCATTAAGGGTGAACCGCACACGGCCTCCAAGTTGGAGGCTGAGCGCTACCGGATTATCTTTGGTCTGTCCTTGACGGACATGATCATCGATCAAATTATCTGGTCGGCGCTCGTGCAACACGATATCGACAATTGGAAGTGGTTTGAGACTGTTCCGGGTATGGGCCTTGATGATGAAGGCCGGGAGGTTCTCATTGAGCGGTGGCAACAGCAGTGCGACGAGCACAACGCTGATGCCCCGCTCTCCACAGACGTTTCGGCGTGGGACTGGTGTATCCGCCTTTGGCACATGATGCCGATTTTGGTCATTTGCATGCTTAGATACCGCATTCGTTCGGGATCTACGCTTGGCAAAGCCATGCTAGCTAGCTTGGTTATGGCCTTTCGGAAGACGTGTCTTCTAGGCGATGGTACGCTGGTCGTAATCCGTGACTTTCGCTCTTGGTGTTCCGGAAAGGTTATCACCGCCTTCTTCAATTCGTTGGCGCGTGCTTTCTGGTGCAAGTTGCTCGGCGGCAAGGACCCCACTACAATGGGGGACGATTGTACCGAGTTTGACACCAATCTCGCGAGGTACCTGTCGATAGGTTTGCGCGTGGAAGCTGCAGACTTGCCCCGTTGCTGGGTCGAGTTCTGCTCCACGCACTTTGACCTTGACACAGGTGAGGCGTATTTGACGACTGTGGGCCGCACCACATTCAAGTTGTTGAATCATGCCCCGGACCGTGGCCAGCTCGCTCAGTACGAGTATGAGCTACGGGGCAATCCCCGCCTTCCGGCGATCGTGGAGATTGTCAAGCGTTTGTGGAAGTTTTGAGAGTGTGTGTGGAGTCGATTTGCTGTTTGTTGTTTGTTTCAGTTTGTCGTTTTCTCTCTCTTTCGCACGTGTATGCGCCAGCCGGGGGGCGCATAAAACTTTTGGAAACAATAAGTTTAAAACAAGTACCCCGTACGCTGCTAACCTCAGTTTAGAACCGAGTTGTTAGAGAAATTGCAAATTGCGACTGCTTCCGAATCTTCGTGGAGTTTCTTTTGTGTCAAGCCAGAGCCTTAATTGAGCTCGACGCAGACCAGAGGAATGCCGAAGGTCAAGCGCGTTACCGCGCGCAAAGCCAAGACCACTCCGGTCGTGGCAACCACGACGAAGAAGAAGAAGTCCGCCTCCTCGACCAAAGCGAAGAGCTCTGATTCCCAGAGCTCCCAGCTCGTCAAGGCATTTTCCACCGCCCTATCGTTGGGCGGTGGCATGGCAGCCCCCATGATTGGCTTGCCCCCCGCAGTCGGTTCCGCCCTTGGCGGAGCCTTCGGCCAGGGGCTCGCTCGCATCATGGGGCACGGTGATTACACCGTGAATTCACTCATCAACCCGGGCTCCGAGCGCTCGCTTTCGGGCGTGCAGAACGTGTCCTTCGAGAAGGGCATGGTCCGCACGCGCATCCAAAAGCGGGAGTTCGTCGGATACTTGCAGGCCCCAGGCTTTAGTTCTGGAGCGGGCTCCCCGTTCAATGTTACCACTTTTCGTGTTAACCCGGGGAACACAGCCCTGTTCCCGTACCTGGCTTGGGGTTTTCCACAGACGTTCAAACGTTGGAGGCCTTTGGGTCTCGCGTTTGAGCTCATCTCAACGTCTACTGACTACTCAACCGCCGTTAATCTCGGTGTGATGGGTTTGTCGGTTGACTACGACAGCCACGACTCTCAGTTTACGTCCATGACGCAAGCTTTGCAGGCCGTGGGTGCCGTCTCGGGAAAGGTTTCACAGAATCAGCTCATCGGAGTTGAGTGTGACCCGAGTGAGAGGGCAGTCGAGTGGCTTTATGTTAGGAATGGGGCGGTGAATTCCAACATCAATGGCGCGGGCGCGGACGTAAACCTTTACGATCTGTGCACGGTGTCCTTCTTCACTGAGGGCCTCTCCAATGCAGCGGGAGGCAAAGTCGCTGAAGTCTGGGCGACCTACGACCTCGAGTTTGAGTACCCTTACCCCAATGCGGGTGTGGGGGGTTCGCAAAACACATCATTCATCCTTTACACGACGAGTGCTGATGCTGCGCACCCTTTCGGAACCAACTGGCGTACCAGGGGTTCCTTCCCAACCCAAATTGTGTCTGTCGCACCGGCCGGTCAACCCGGTGTCCAGGTGAACATTCCTTCGTGGGTTTCGGGTGTGTTTCAACTCACTTACTTGTGTGAGTGGGGTGGTGGTGAAGACCTCGGAATGGCAGCTCCAATTGTCGTTCTCGGGGCCGGAGTCACCGAACACAACTCTCTCGGGATGCCGAGGTTCAGTGCCTACTGCACTCTTCCACCTCCTGCGCTCGGCCATGGTGCCTTGAACCACGGTGTTGCAACCGTGATGTTCTTGGACATCCAAGCCGCGCCAATCGGAGGCAACGAGTGGGCCAATTGGCTTCAGATCCTCATTCCAGCCGGAACTCCTGGCTGGGGCAATTACGCGTATTTTACGCTGAACGCCATCGACGCGGCTCTCGGCGACAAGGCGACTCCGTACTGGATAGATACGGATCCTTGGCGCGTGACCCACGACGTGTGAGGCTGACCGAGCCTTCGTCTTGAAAATCAAAACAGACATTAAAGATAAGGTCGCAGAGTTTACTGCGTGAACAAACGGCTCTGGTTGTGCAGAGCGGCCCTGGCGCGTGACTGAGCGCGCGCCAGGCAACACACAGGTCGCTTCCGCGGCCTGTGTGGTCTTGCGCTCTGGCTGGACGTTCGTCATTACGTTCGGCTTGAATAGACGTTAAAGAGAAGGCCGTTGACTGCAGCTCATGTGGTGGTGAGAAACCATTCATGTGATGCACACGGTGGAGTGTTGCGCCATAGGCGGGCTCCCAAGTCTTGAGCATCGAACAGACTTTAAAGACAAGGCTAGCATGCACGCCTAGATAAACCAGATCGTGCTGGCTTCGGCTGGCACGTGACCGGGTCGAACGTGTGTGCGAGTGGCCGTTTCGCGGCCTAATTCCCCTGGCGTAAATCCCAGGTGGGTTAGGTTGCTGACGGTTCGCGTCTTGACCATCATACAGAC